ATTTCTTCGCACCATCAAATTTAGACTTCCATCTATCATCTTGGTACAAGCGATCACTACCACCCTGACCATCGTTGCTCACGTGAGCAAAAGGCTTGCCGTTCACATATAAGTTAGCCTCATAACAAAACGTCTCGTGACTAGCGAACTCTGAATGTTTGATATTTTTTAATTCTATTTTCATGTTTACCTCGTTTGTTTAATTGAACGTATACATTATATATACATACTACCTACATAATGATGGGATCTCATGTTGTCAAGCACCTCGCACCTTGGACCTGTGATTACATGATTACACTATAAGGGTTTTGACTGGAAAAATAAAAAACAAAACTGAAAAAACCAAAAAAACTGTAATCATTGTAATCATTGTAGCAAAACATACCTTTGATACCTTATTTATATAGAGCCGAGTGATTACACTTTTGATTACACTTGTAGTAAATGATTACAAAAAAGTGTAATCATTAGGCCTTACGAGGCTATATGTCTCTTATTTTTAGGTAAAATTCTTTCGAAATACCCAATAAAAACGCTCTATATGGACAAATATCGCCTAAAAGTGTAATCATTTGTAATCATTTTGTAATCAGGGAGACGTTAATGCCGTCAATAAAGAAAAAAGTAGAGGAATCTTTTGATAAAACCTTAACCAATAGGCAAATGACCTTCTCTAAATATATAGTAGATGGCCTCTACTCTAACGCAGAAGCGGCACGAAAATCAGGATATAGTTCTAATGTTGCCAAGACTACAGCGAGTAGGCTCTTGAATGGTGTTGATTACCCTCATGTTGTTTCCTACATTTCAGAACTGAGGGAGGAGAGGGTGCGGAGGTACGGTGTTACCACTATAGGACAGCTTCAACGACTGTCTGAACTCTCAAAGGGGGCAGAGGATAGTAATCAATTCTCAGCCGCGATTAACGCTGAGAAAATAAGATCGGCTCTCGGAGGTTTGACGATCGATCGTCGTGAGAATATCAACACTCTTGATCAGCTATCTAGAGATGACATTGTCGCTCGTTTATCTGACCTACAAAAGAAATATCCCCAAGCATTTGTGATTGATGGAAACTATAAGGACGTGACTGATAATGGCAAACGAAGCGAGGCTCTGGAGGCGGATAAAAGAAAACTTACCGAAGAAATCGTTCGCTCAGAGGATTGAGACCTCTACAGGTTTGGGCGTGCCAGATGTATTTCTGCTCTTAGAGGGCAACCTTGCCACATGGATTGAACTCAAGGTGACCAAAGCGAACGCAGTACGCGTCAGTGCCTCTCAGGTGGCGTGGCACGCCTCATATTGTGCGCGTGGAGGCAAAAGTTTTTACTTGGTACAAGGTCCCTCCCCCTCCGACCTATATTTGTTTGGGGGGGATCAAGGTGCTGAACTGATGGATCGGGGCCTGGTTTGCGGTGGCTCCAGGTTCGAGGACCTTGGCTCTTTATTCCAGGCCTTGCGCCTTGCGCTTCTCCCTAAATAAAAAAGGATCTTGCGCCTTGCGCCTTGCGCCTTGCGCCTTGCGCGCCTTGCGCCTTGCGCGCCTTGCGCCCCCTTTAAAATAAAAAAACGCTAGAGAAAAGAGGTTTAACTTTCTTTTCCCTAGCGAGTTGTCCTAGGCGGATCATGACAACCGCCTAGGCGAGGCGTTCTTAGTGTTCTGTTCCCATAAAATGCTCTAGCTCCATAAGGTGCAGCATATAGCCAATGGGACAATCATACGATAGAGAATATCTTTGCGCGTCTAGCTCCCACGGCAAATCGGCAGCGTAGATCTTATCTATCTGTTTTTGTATTTCTAAAGCTTCTGAATGAGAGGCCAGGCCGGTGTCGTATAGACATTCGACTGCAGCCTCATCAAAATGATAACTGCAGCCTCTGCTATATAGTTCGGCAAGATATTTTTTTGCTTGTGTAATGTTCATGGTTTAATGCTCCACTATTGCTATAGATTTTTTGCTCTTACTAGTTAGTCCGCTGCAAAGTTGACACTTGACGCATTGGACGCGCCGTCCAGCCTCTTTACTTGCTGGACAAAGTATCTCGTTTGTAGGGTCGATATCGTCAAGAGAATTAATAACTCTAAACGTTCGCGCTAGTTTTGCCCAATGCGCTTGCGCTTGTGCTAGTGTATCGGCACTTTGCATCGTGATATCTGGACGGAATCCAGATTGATGCGAGTATGCGAGATGAGAGAGGCATTCTGAAAGCAATTTATCCCATATATGAGACGGAACGGCGGCGGGGTCGCCGTAAGTGCCAAGTCTTACAACTCTATCCTTACCTAATCCAACTTGGTTTTCTTGATTTGCAGCCATTGGATAAACTCCACGTTTGTATGCTTTATAAACTATTGTTGGACCTTGACCTAGGTTAACGTAACACGTCCTATTTTTTGCTTGCTTGCGTTTAGGGTCGCTTGTTACTTCTCCTCTAAACTTACAATCACCACAGATAGAAAAGTCTTGTCCAGACTTGCTCGCGTCAAGTGGCGAGATATCCGAGCGCATAATATAAGTTTGTAAAACCTTACCCGTCTTTGTGTTCTTATCGCTATATGTAGCGATTGCGACGATTGGCAGCCCGTCAAGTAAGGACGGACCTTGATAGATTATTCCAGCTCTTAGTTGTTTAGTCATGATTTACCTCGTTTTGTTTAATTAATGTATGTCTATTATACACGTTTAACGCATATGTACAAGCAGATAGTTAAAATTCTTTTTGGCAGCACGGCGTAAGATTAAGAAAAAATCCAGGATTTTGCGCGTCTTGCGCCTCTCTTTATTTTTTTTAAATCTTGCGCGCCTTGCGCCTCTTTATATGTTTAAAAAATAATGTGCAGCGTAAACGTAAAGACAAGAGTATACCTGGAATGTGTGTGTTCCAGGTATACCTTAAAGGGTTAGTAGGTGGTTATGTAACCACCTACGTTTAAACCGAATGCAATATACATTACAGTTATGACGATGATGAACAGTAGAGCCGCTCCTATAAGGTCTTTAAGCATATCCTATCTCCATACCTTCCATTGTGTAATAATTATTGCATCGCTTAGATACCCAAGCTTTTACTTCCGATAACCTATCCGTCCATAAGTAAGGTTCATCAAACTCACTAGTATTAGGCATACCGTTATAATGATCCCAATTATAAACTTGGTATCTCTCTACACGTTCGTTACACACTAAGTCTTGGAAGCCCAACCTCTCACTGTGCTTCCTCTCATCAATCCATATAATCCAACCATTATACTGATAGCTTGGAAGCTCGTCGTTTTGATAGCTTGTGCAAAGCCATTCAGTAGGAAGGTTTAGGTCCGCGTGAACGTGCCTATGCCTAGTTGTATCGCCATTAATTATTTGGTCTTTTAATACTGTCATGATTTAGTACCTCTCTGAAGCGTGATTGCTTCGTGATAGGGTGGCAAGAGCCACCCTACTTCGAAACTATCTAGCTACTCCACTCTCATATGAATATGGAGCTCCATAATGCTCCGCCCATTCGTTAGTGGCAAAGACTAGCGTGCCATACTCTTTGATATCTTTAGCGTATGCATCACCCATTTCATAACCACCACCTTGCATCATATCGGAAGTGGCAGAAGTGAACCATCGCGCGTATTGATCTTTAGCTTCACTATCTGGAGCTTTGTAAGTTTTGAGTATCCTCCACTCAAAGCCATTGCCACCCTTATAGATTGCGTGGGGCTTGTCGAAGTCAGTCGTCTTTCCAAATGGATTTTTCATGATTTTTTCCTCTTTTATGAAGCGGGATTGCTTCAGAATGGAGCGACCTAAGTCGCTCCTAACTGAAACTATCCCAAGCCTACCAAACTTAGTCCGCCCGTTTTAATTGACATTTCAACAGCGTGATCAATCTCCGCTTGTCTCTTTGTGATTGCTTCCGCGCATTCTTTGCAAGGAACTTTGTTTTCCTCTGCAATATATTTGGCGTAGTTGTTGCCTAACATCGGTTGGCCGCACATAGTCACGCCCTTAGATATACGCGGTAGGGCGAAGTGTTGTTGCCCTAGTTTCTTAGTCCATTCGAAATATTTAGTCATGATTAGTACCTCTCTGTTAAAGTTTATAGTACTAGTACTATATCCCCAGACTGGGTGAGAAGTCAACCCATAAACTACACACAGTAGGTGTGCCAAAGTGTCGCAGGCTGGGGGTAAC